ATCTTCGCCTTTAAACTTCTTACTTTGTCCAGATGTGCCTGCGTATATACCAAAAACAGCAGCCATCGCACCCGTTACAACGGATACTAGGCCAGCTTGTTCTAAGTTTGGCTCTGATAATGTCATAAACCAAGTGATTACTTTATATAAAAGTACGATGTAAACGCCTACAAAGATTCTTGGAAAGATGCGCCAAGCGTCTACTGTTTTTGCTAGATGCACCCACTTTTCAAAAGGATTGATACCACGATTGACAGTAGTAGTGCCTACCTCTACCTCTAGCTCAATCTTTTTTTTAGTTACTTCTTCACTCATAAAAATACTGCCACGCCTATGACCGTTGTAACAATAAAGGGATAAACGCCCCACAAAATTAATTCTAATTTTTTAAACTTTTCAGAACCTTCGTCAAGGCGTTTTTCAATGTATTGATAGCGAACAGCACACTCACGTTCATGTGCGCTAATTTCACTCAAGGCTTTCGTACCTTTATCCATATTACTTTTTAGCTTTACCTATATTGATAGCAAGCGCTTCAATCACAGGGTAAATCCACTTAGCCATGAAAGCATCATCTTTTGGCGTGTCAGTTATAGCGCATATAGTACTCGCCGCTGTCACAACTAAAGTAATGATATTGATAATTGATATAATATCCATCATTTTCTTGCTCCTTTTTTAGCTTTTTTCTTAGCAACTTTCTTTATAGCTATCTTTTTCTTTACGGATTTTTTCTTTTTTGGTGTATTTTTTAACACTCTTTTAGTGGTATAAGCTTCGTTTACATCTGGAGTAGATTTATCATCTGCTACATAATGACCTTTATCGTTCCTAGCTCTTACCTTTTTCTTTTCTGTGCCTGTAAAAAAATCTACAAATTTTGTTAGCCAGCTCATGATTCACCTACCACTTTTTTTTCAGTTTTTAAGTTTTCATCAGCAGATTCTTTTACTGACTGTATAAGTTTATTTTCGTAAAACCTTAAACTAGGTAGTAATTCGTTAATCTCAAACTGAAGATTTGATACTTTAGTTCTTAAAGATTGTATATGAATTTTTGCTTCATTTTGTTCTGGTGTTAACTCAGACTCTTTTACTTCCATTCCATCAATATTAATTTTATTCTCGTCATTCATTTTAATTTCTCTATTATTTAAAATTCAAGTATTTACTACGATTCAAGAGCAGTAATACGCGCCTCAAGTTCCTGTATAGTTTTAACAAGTAACGGAACTAATTTAGATTGATCTATAGCTTGATATTTTGCATCTCCCTCTTTGCCCAAATTATCTGACTCATCTTGTTCTGTATAAGTACCGTCTTTATCTCCAGTAATAGCTTCAGGAACTACACTGGAAACTTCGTGCGCTAAAAATCCATCAACTAAAGTGTCAGTTGAATCTGATATAAAATTAAACCTAGCTGGTTTTAATTGTTTCAATCTAGTTGTCGCATCCCAACTATAAGTAACATTTTCTTTTAATCTATAGTCTGAAGATGTATTGAAAGCTGTAGCTGAACCATTTGACGTAATGCTACCAACTATCACAGAATTTACAGCAGCATTTCTTATAAATGCCATGTGAGATGTTGTGCCTGTGCCATCAATGGCCGACATTTGAAATCCTGTATTAAAAATTACCGTACCTGCTTCTTCAGCACCAGAACTACTGTTTGTTCTTCCTATTAAAACTGTCCCGCTACTATTTATTCTAGCTCTTTCCGTTTGGTTTGTACTAAAAGTTATATTACGACTATTGGTAGCGTTAAAACCCCAATCAAGATTGCCGTTTGTTTGGATGGCTAATCCGTTTCCAATATTAGAATTACCAAACTCAGCTACAGTTTCAGCACTTGAACCTGACGATACCACATTAAAAGTACTGGAAGGAGCAAGTACACCAATTCCTACCCTATCATTTCCACCATCAACAACTAACATGTTAGCATTGCCGTTAGATTCAACGCGGAAGTCTAGGTCTATACTATCTTCGTTAAACACAGTTTCAGTGTTTATCATGTTAATCCTAGACGCTCCAGAACCAGCTACTATGGTAGCTATTTCAAGCTTGCCATCTTCTGTTCCATCTGAAGCGTCAACAATTCTTCCGTCAATAACAGCGTATTCAACATCCTGAGAATTATCGTTTCTGCCTTTAAAGTGTATATCACCTAAATTGTCAGAATCAGCTGGTGAACCTGAATTTCTATATAAAGTTATGTTTGGTCCCGAACTTGCATCTGCATCCGTAGAAACTATTGTTAAAACGTCTGAGTTATCTGCTACCGTAAGAGTCATGCCAGCAGATGACGTTATAGCACCGTCTACTTGTAATGTAGATGCCATATCAACCGCGCCATCTATGTCAACAACGTCTAAGTTTGTTGTACCGTCAACGTCTATATCNCCAGAAATATCTAGGGCTGTTCCAATTAAAGTTTGTGTAAAGGTAACTTGTCCATTAGCTGCTATTGTCATAGCGTCAACATCTGAGGCAGAACCAATGGTTTTGCCATCACCGATTATCAAATCGTCAGTTAATGTAACTATACCTGTTACAGCAAGAGTTGATGCCATATCCACAGCGCCATCTATGTCTACGACATCAAGATTGGCTGTGCCATCAACATCTAAATCTGTACCGACAAATAATTTTTTAGCGATGCTCGCACCGCCCTCTGTTCGCAACGCACCTGTATCACCAGTTGCATCAGAAGCATCTGTTGTATCTGTAATATCAACAACACCCGCTACTGTAAGTGTTGATGCCATATCAACCGCACCATCAATATCCACGACATCAAGATTAGATGTTCCGTCNATATCAATATCGCCTGATATATCTAAAGCTGTACCGATCAATGTTTGTGTTAATGTTATTTGACCGTTGGCTGCTATGGTCATTGCATCTACGTCAGATGCAGAACCTATCGTTTTTCCATCACCAATGATNATGTCATCTGTGCAAGTGAGAATACCAGTAACACCTAAAGTACCACCTATAGTTGCATCGTCTGTTACGGTTAAATCGTCTTGTACTTTTAGATCGACAACACTAAGGCTGGCAAACGCATCCACTACAGCAGCGCCACTACCAGCGCCGTCTAGGTAAACTGCTTTTACGTCACCTGGCGGTATGGTTATGCTCGCTCCACTTCCTTGAGAAATAATAATATTTTGAGAACCACTTGTTCCATTTTCAATAAAATGCAATCTACTAATGGTGTTTGGACCAATTGTAATCGTGCAAGCTGAATCCAAAGTGCCAGTGTATTTTAAAAATATGGCTCGACCAGGATCGGTTGCACCATCGGCTACAGTAGTGGTGTGCGTATCGGCATTGGTTGTAATAGCTTCAGTTCCGAAACCAAGAGCCTCGCCAATTAATTCGAGTGAGACATTAGTAGCTGTACCCCAAGTACCTGATCTTTCACCCGTTCCTATCTCTTCGAGACGTAAATCATTTACATAAGTTGACATTTTTTATAGTTCTCCTTTTTGCATTATAGCAAAAAATTTTTAAGCTGCATCACGTCCAGCTTCTATCTCCTCGTAACTTGGAGTTTGACTTGTGCTGATTGTAGCGTAATTTGCTGTTTGTGATGTATCTATTTGTCCAAATACTAAAGTTCTACCTATGCTAAACGATGCAGATTGACCTGTTGGCGTTACATTTGCACCAGCATTAGGCGCTATTACACCCACTCCAGATGTTGTTGACAATCCTGTAACTTCAACTACCGCGTTATGATGCACCTCAATAGTACCAAGAGATGAGGTGATACCTTGACCTGTTACCGATACGTTTGCGGGTGCAACCACAGAAACAGAACCTAATCCGCTATTTATACCTTGGCCTGTTAGAGTTTGATTAGCTAATGCAGCAACGGATACAGAACCAAGCCCTGAAGTTATGGCTCGACCTGTTAGAGTTTGATTGGCTAACGCAACTACTGAAAGTGAACCAATACCGGATGTTATTGCTTGACCAGCGGGTTCTGCTGCGGTTAAGCCTTCATTCCAAGCACCCTCACCCCAAGTGCCTCGACCCCATCCGTTAATAATCGACATTAACTAAGATCCGCTTTTGCGCTTTCTAAGCTCGTTTTGACATTTGTTAACTCTTCACGCACCGGACCTGTTATATAGTCAAGGAGTAGTATCGAGTCTATTTTTTCAATCTGAGCTTCTATTTTTTCTAGTGTAGTCATAATTTAGTCCTTTGCTACTAACATTATAACCAATAAATCGCAACTATGTACCAACCCCTTGAAATTTGCGATTAAGTATCTTCACAACTTTATTGGGTTTAAAGTTTTCATAGCCTGCGTGTGTGTTTGCAACTTGTTTAGCAATACGGCGCGCACCAAGCCCACGCTTATCACACGCTTTAATTGTTTGTATCACAGCTTGCTCCTCTGGCACTTCTATGAGTTTTTTGCGCTTTTTTATGCGTTTACCAGTTTTTAATGTTTCTTCTTTAAACTCAAAGCCAAATGGCGGTGAGCCACCGATTGAGTAACCTCTTTGTGCCCAAGCAATCTTACCTTCTGCAAATTTCTTCTTGGTGTTCTCAAATTCCATCTCAGCTACGGCTGATAAAACCATCAACATGATTTGATTTACCAAGACATTCATATCGTATTTTGCTGCTAAACCTTTTTCTTTATCTTCTTTTGGATACACAACGGGCATATCACTAAACTGTTCACAAAGATAAAGCGTCACACCGCAACCCTCAAAGTGTGGGATAGTTTGCAATAAATCATTGCAACTACGAGAAAGTCTATCTATCCGAGTTGAAACAACAATATCGTATTCATCCATAACATCTGTCATGGCGCGACATTGTTCTCGCTCCATAATAGGCACAGTGCCAGATACACCCGCATCTATAAACCATTCAGTAACATCTTTATTAAATTTATTTTTTACAAATTCAGATATTAATTTTTTCTGTGTATCAATAGATATGCCGTTTTCAGCCTGTTCAATGGTTGAAACACGGCAGTAGCCGTATATGTTATTAATCTGTTTTGTAGGATTACTCATTTCACACCTCCGGTAAAACCATACTTCGTCAAGTCCTTATGTAAGCGTTGCCAGTTTATATCAAGTGGATTGCGATCCTCTGCATAATCACCCATCAGTAATTGACCGTCTTTCAATAACTCTACAGAACGCATGTTTTTAGGCACTCCATCGTAAACGATGTTGATGTCGTGTTTCAGGCAAGTACGCCTAACACGATTGTAGTAACGCTTTTTATCTTGTGACAATGTTTTCTCCAATACATAAATTATGTGAATATAATAATATATTCCGTGTTAAAGTACAAGTTTATATTTAATTATGTTAAAACTTGCAAATATTATATTTTTACCGTAAGGTGTCAAAATGAGACTAAAAATAAAAAACAAAGCCATATACGGTCGATACATGGGTGTTGATAAGAAAACCAAGAAGGTAATGTTTCTTGATAAGGAACTTGGTGTTATCAAGCTCATTGAAGCTTCAAAACTTGAAAAGGCACACGACAAATAGGAGAAAAGTTATGGGTGAAGTCATATACGGGGTATTTGATAAATCTATGTGGGAGCTGCATTTACGTGTAGATGATATGGAAGGCAATAGAAATTATGTCATGCTAGTAAGATGCAATGATGAGAAGTTTCCTGAATTAATTAGCCGAAGAGTCAATGAGTTAGATAAAAATTATAATAATTATCGAGTGTATTTAGACTCAGAGCTAGTACACGAAACAAATTACAGATGAATATTAG